AATCTTACTTTACCAGCTTGCACATCAGGAGACTCTGGAACAGTTGTTTGTGAATGGATTAAAGTTTACGAATAGGATCTTAAATGGCTAATACCACTTCAGGAACTACAACGTTCGACAAAACTTTTTCTATTGATGAAATTATAGAGGAATCTTTTGAACGTATCGGATTAAATTCTGTGGCTGGCTATCAAATGAAGTCAGCCAGAAGATCTCTTAATATCTTATTTCAAGAATGGGGTAATAGAGGTATTCACTATTGGGAAATAGGGGAATTAGATCTTGATTTAATTGAAGGACAAGCAGAATATAAATTTTTTAGAGCAAGTTCAGATGGCACAAGTGCTACTTCAAATCCAAATGGTATATACGGAATATCCGATGTCCTTGAAGCACAATTAAGAAACAATAGAACTCAAACAACTCAATCAGATAGTCCTATGAGTAAAGTAGATAGATCTACTTATGGAGGTTTTTCAAATAAATTATCTAAAGGTACACCTAATCAATATTGGGTTCAAAGATTTATAGATCACGTTAGTATTAGTGTTTATCCTACACCTGATTCAACAAATGCATCTAAAGATATGCATTTTTACTACATAAAAAGAATTCAAGACATAGGAGATTATACAAATGCAACAGACATACCTTTTAGATTTGTACCTTGTATGACTTCAGGTTTAGCTTTTTATCTTGCACAGAAATATCAACCACAATTAGTTCAACAAATGAAATTATATTATGAGGATGAGTTAGCTAGAGCATTAGCTGAAGATGGTTCAGCTTCTAGTACATTTATTACACCAAAAGCTTATTACCCAGGAACTTAATGTCTAAGTACGCAACAGGAAAACATTCAAAAGCTATTTCAGATAGATCGGGTTTAGAATTTCCGTATAGAGAAATGGTTAGAGAATGGAATGGTGCGTTTGTACATTACACAGAGTTTGAACCAAAACAGCCGCAACTAGAACCAAAACCAACAGGTGGTGATGGTATTGCACTACTACAAGTAAGGCCAGATAGAACAGAGCCCGCTACAACTGTAAGAATAGTTGATAATGGTTTTGAAACTTATGCTGCAAGTTCTGGAATTATAAATGTATTTTCACCTGGACATGGTTTAACAGATTCTACAACATATAGATTTAGAGGACCACCAACTACTTCTGCAGGAAGTGGTTTTGTTTATTCAAACCCTCAAAGTTTTGATGGTATATCCGGATCTAATATTGCAAAAGCAGCTGGATATACAATAAGAACAGGTAAATACAAAGCAGATTCAGATGGAGCCGGAACTGCTGGAAGAGATGCAAGAAGTGCTTACTTAACAGATAACTTTTTCTTTTTTACAGTTGACACAAATACTGCTACAACAGGTAATATAAAAGGAGGTGGATACGGTTGTTCAATTGGACCCGTAACCATAGAAGCATAATGAATAAAATTAAAATTTTTTGGTATAGGTTTTTAAAAAAACAACATTGTTGGAATCATACAAGTTTCACAAAAAGTTGTCCATTCTGTAAGGAGATAGTAACATAATGGCTGGGATAAGTTACACAACTCTAGTTACACAGATAAGAAATTATACTGAAACAGATTCCAATGTTTTAACTACAGATATTTTAGAAAATATAATTTTAAATTCTCAATATAGAATTATGAGGGATATACCTATTGATGCAGATAGACTTCAACAAGAAGGTAATTTAGTAACAGGTCAAGAATCTATTAATGCTCCAGCAGGTGCTTTATTTATAAGAGGTATTCAAGTCTATGATTCAACATCATCTATAGCAGGTGCCAATACTTATTTAGAAAAAAAAGATGTAACTTATTTACAAGAATATGTATCTTCAACAGAATCTGCAAAAAGAGGTAAACCTAAATACTATTCTATGTATGGAGGAGCAACAGGTGACACAGACTCTACATCTGGAAGAATGTTTCTTGCCCCGGTCCCTGATACAACATACAAATTTAGAGTGCATTATAATAAGATGCCCGCTACTTTAGAGTCTGGGAATGCTACAAACTATATAAGTTTAAACTTTCCAAATGGTCTATTATATTGCTGTCTATCAGAAACATATGGGTTCTTGAAAGGTCCAATTGATATGTTGACACTATATGAAAATAAGTATAAACAAGAGGTACAAAAGTTTGCTAACGAACAAGTTGGTAGAAGACGAAGAGATGACTACACAGATGGCGCTATTCGAATACCAGTTAAATCAGCAAACCCATAGGAGATAAAAAATTATGGCAATATCATCGGCAATTTGTACAAGTTTCAAACAAGAAATTTTAGTAGGTACACACAATTTCACAGCGTCAAGTGGTAATACTTTTAAGATAGCTTTATACACAAGTTCTGCATCTTTGGGAGCTGCAACAACAGCTTACAGTGCAACAAACGAAATTTCAAATACATCAGGATCTGCATACTCTGCAGGTGGTGCAACATTAACAAGCGTTACGCCAACAACTTCTGGAACAACAGCAATCTGTGATTTTGCAGATGTTAGTTATACTTCAGCATCTTTTACAGCTAATGGTGCATTAATTTATAATGATACTCAATCTGACAAAGCTGTAGCAGTTATAGCTTTTGGTTCAGATAAAACTGTGACAAGCGGAACTTTTACAATTCAATTCCCAGCAGCGGACGCAAGTAACGCGATTATTCGTATAGCCTAAGGGGTAACGACGGATGTCCGTTACAACTTACACAGTAACGGTAGTTAGCACCGGTTCAGGTAATAAATATGTTATTGATGGTGTTCAACAAGATACACTTAAACTTTCTAGAGGTCAGACATATAAATTTGATCAATCAGATAACTCTAACAACACTCACCCATTAAGATTTTCAACAACAGATGATGGAACACATGGTGGAGGAGATGAGTATACTACGGGTGTAACAACTTCTGGAACTCCAGGATCATCTGGAGCATATACACAAATAGTGGTTGCAACAAGTGCTCCAAATACTCTTTATTATTATTGTACAAACCACTCGGGAATGGGTGGAACTGCTAACGTATTTAATAATAGCACTTGGGGTAGTCTTGCTTGGGGATCAAACGCATGGCAAGACGATGAAATAACAATACCACTTACTGCACCCGCAGCGACAACAGCATTAGGCACACCACAATCTTTTAATGTAGAAGGTTGGGGCAGACAAACTTACGGTAATTCAGGTTGGGGTGTTGAATACTCTGTTCAACCAACAGGTTTGTCAGCTACTGTTTCACAAGGGACTGCAACAGGTGCACCAATAACAGTAGTTGAAGTAACAGGAATTTCTGCGACAGCAAGTGTTGGTAATATTTCTCCAGCAGATGCAATCGGCGTATCTGGTCAAGTTGCAACTTCTGCATTAGGTGAATTAACTAGTGTTGGAACTGCAGTAGGTTGGGGTAGAAATGGTTGGGGTGAAGAACCTTACGGAGATTCATTTAATAAAGTTGTAGTTGTTACTATAGGAACTCAAGCAGAGGCTAATGTTGGAACACCAGTAGTTGGAGATATAGTTGGATTAACAGGACAGTCTTCAACAGCTAGTATTGGATCACCTACAATAATTGGAAACGTAACTGTAATACCAACAGGTCAATCTTTAACTTCTTCAGTAGGTTCAGTAACTATTGCTGATGCAATAGGACTAACAGGAGTTTCTGCAACTTCTGCAGTAGGTTCAATAACGCCTCCTGATTTAACATTTGGAATGACAGGACTTTCTGCAACAATTGATATTGGAGAACCAAGTGTAACATCTAACCCTACTCTTATACCAACAGGACTTTCTTCAACTTCTTCAGTAGGTTCAATAACACCTGCAGATGTTATGGGGGTAACAGGGGTTTCTTCAACAACTTCTGTTGGATCAATAGTACCCGCTGATGCATTAGGATTAACAGGAATTGCTGCAACAGCAAGTGTTGGAAACTTATTTGTTCAAGCGTATCAAGCTATTGACACAGGTTCAAATACATCATATACAAGTATTGCAACAGGATCAAATACGAGTTATAGTGACGTCGCATAGGAGATAAAATTTATGGCATCAACATACACACCTCTAGGTATAGAGCTTCAAGCAACCGGTGAAAATGCTGGAACTTGGGGAACAAAAACAAATACTAATTTAAGTATCATTGAACAAATTTCTGGTGGTTACTCCGCTCAGTCAATAACAGGTGGTGCACAAACTACAGCTCTTTCAGTTTCTGATGGATCAACTGGTGCAGTAATGTCTCATAGAATGATTGAATTTACAGGTTCTATTAGTGGCAATCAAATAGTAACTATTCCTTTAGACGCACAAACATTTTATTTTTTAAGAAATTCAACATCAGGTGCTTACACAGTACAATTTAAATATGCTTCTGGTTCAGGAGATTCATTTACTTTTTCTGCAACAGATAAAGGTGATCAAGTAGTATTTGCTACTGCAAATGATGGAACTAACCCAGACATATATACTATGGCTTTTGGTGATGGTGACGTAACACTTACAGGAACTCAAACTTTAACAAATAAAACTTTAACAGACCCTATTTTAAGTCCTACATCATCAACTGCTGGTAAAGTAGAATTTTTAGAAGGTACAGACAATGGTACAAACAAAGTAACATTGATTGGTCCTGCTGCAACAGCCGATGTCACAGTAACATTACCTGCAGCAACTGACACATTAGTTGGAAAAGCTACAACAGATACTTTAACAAACAAAACTTTAACTAGTCCTGCGATAGGAACAAAAATTTCAGATACAAATGGAAACGAATTAATTAACCTTACTGCAACAGGTTCAGCAGTTAATGAATTTACTTTAGCAAATGCTGCAACAGGTAATGGTCCAATTTTATCAGCAACAGGTGAAACTAACGTTGATATAAATTTAAATCCTAAAGGAACAGGAACTCTTAAATCAGGTTCAACTGCAGTAAAAATAGCTGGTAAAGAAACTATTTGGGTTCCCGCTGTTGCAATGTATCCTAATTCTACAAGTGGTTGTGCAGACTTAGCCCAAACAGAATTGGGTAACGGTCCAGAACTTAAAACTTTAGATTTTGATAAAGACTCAGATGAGTTTGCACAGTTTGCAGTTGCTTTTCCTAAATCATGGAATGAAAGCACAGTAACTTTTCAATCATTTTTTACAGCAGATAGCACAAACACTGGTAATGCAGTTTTTAAATTACAAGGTGTTGCTCTAGCAGATAATGGAGATTTAAATACAGCTTTTGGTACAGCAGTAGGTGTGGCTAAAGCACATAGCGGTACAGCGAACGATTTAGATGTAGCGGCGGAAAGTGGCGCAGTAACTATTGCAGGTTCACCTAGCACAGATGAATATGTATTTTTTCAGATATTTAGAGATGCGAATGATGGCGATGATACTTTAACAGCTGATGCTAAATTATTAGGGATTAAATTATTCTTTACTACTGACGCTGCTAACGACGCATAAGGAATTTAGATATGAAAAATATAAAAAACCCTCTTTTCGTAGGTAAGAATACATCAAATATAGATTTAAAAAAAAAGAAGTCTTTTGGTTATTCAAGTTTAGGTTTTGGTTCCGGAGGATTAGTTAAAAAATTTATATCAGCTTCAGGTGGAGATAGTGTAATTACTGATGGAAACTTTAAAATCCATGTTTTTACAAATGGAGGAACATTTACTGTTAACGAAGTAGGTAACTTACAAGGTTCAACTACCGTAGATTATTTAGTAGTCGCGGGAGGAGGAGGATCAGGACGTTATTTTGGCGGAGGAGCCGGAGGCGGCGGAGTAAGGGATAGTTATCCTAACCCTGCAACTGGTGGTCATCCTGTATCTGTACAAGGATATCCTATCTCTGTTGGAGGTGGAGGAAACGCTCCTGGTGGTAACACAGCAGGAAATAACGGAGGATCAAGTCAATTTTCTTCATTTAATGGCAGCGGTGGTGGCGCTGGAGGTGGTAGAGATTCAAATGCGGGTAGACCCGGAGGATCCGGAGGCGGAGGCGGACCGGGAGGTTCAGCGGGCTCTGGAAATTCTGGAGGTCACTCACCATCAGAAGGAAACCCAGGCGGTGGCGGAGGTGGAAACCAAGGCCGAGGTGGAGGAGGCGCAGCAAATGCTGGAAGTAACTCTCTTCATGGTCCTGGTGGTAACGGAAGAAGTGTAACAATTGCACCTAATTATCCTGGAGGAACTACATTCGCTGGAGGAGGCGGAGGATCTGGATATGGAGTTGGGTCAGGAGGCTCAGGCGGGGGCGGACACGGCGCACAAGATAACTCTAACTCTCAAGCTGGGACAAATGGTTTAGGCGGAGGAGCTGGAGGAGGATCCGGTCCTAGATCAGCATCACCTGGAGGAAACGGTGTTGTAATGGTAAGGTATCAATTCCAGGCGTAATTATGAAATATTTTGCAAAATTAGACACAGACAATACAGTTTTAGATATAATAGTTGTAGCAGATAAAGATGCAGTTACTGAAGCAGAAGGCATAGCAAAACTTCAAGCTGACCATGGTTGGAGTAATTGGAAAGAATACTTTAATGATGGCACTAGAAAATTACCTGCTGCTATAGGTGGTAGTTATGATTCTGAACTAGACGTTTTTAAAGATGAAAAACCATATACTTCTTGGGTATACGACTCTTCAACAGGACTTTGGAAAGCTCCTGTAGATGAACCTACATTTGACCCCGAAACTCAAAGAGTGTATTGGGACGAAGAAAATATTAATTGGGTGGTTGAAACTAATTAAAAATTGTAGTATATATAATCTATAAAGATTATATATGAAAAAAATACTACTATCCGAAACATCTTTTTATGGAGATTATCTTCCTGATATATCTAATGTAAATAAAGAAGATGTAAAAAAATTCGCTATAAAAGAAATAGCATCTAACGCAGAAAATTTAAATAATTATCAAGAGTATTCTTGCGGTTTCGATAAAAATTTAAATTGGATATCTTGGTATATTAGAAATAAATTATCTGCAAAGCATAAAATTACTGTAGATTTTATGGATCATTATTTATTAAAACAAGATCACAATGAGTCTACTCTAAAAAGAAATCATTTAGATTTTTATTCTTCAACTAACACTCCTGATTTTATTACAGTTTATTTTATGGATAACTCATCTAATTTTTTAGAATTAGAATATGATGACCATAGACATAAAAATTTAAATTGGACAGTTCCTGTAGAACAGAATAAATGTGTAACTTTTAATAGCGATATTAATTTTTATTTTAGTAAAAACAAAGAAAAAGAAATTTTAACTCACTACATAATAAAATGGCATCAAATAAAATAGATAAAGATCATATTGGAGTTTTTGATAATTATTTCGACAAAGATTTTTGTGAACATTATATTTCTTTTTATAAAGAAATGGAAAAAAATAAATTAGTGATGGAAAGAGCAACTCCATCTCACATAAAAGATGATAATAATTATGATATTATATCAAATATAAAATATGCTAATAAAAAAGGTATGAAAGAATTTAATGTTAATTATACAGCACAAGATTTTACTGAAAAATTTTTCACAGAAATTTATCCAATATATTTAAAAAAATATAGTATCTTAGATTTATTTTCTACACATAGCATTCAAGATGTTAAACTACAAAAAACTGTTCCACAAACAGGGTACCATATTTGGCACTGTGAAAGTGGTGATGCTCAAAATAGAAATAGAATCATGGCATTTATATTATATTTAAACACAGTAAAAGAAGGTGGGGAAACAGAATTTTTATATCAAACTAAAAGAATAAAACCACAACAAGGAAGATTAGTAATGTTTCCTACATCTTATACGCATGTTCACAGAGGCAATCCACCACTAAAAGGAGATAAATACATCTTAACAGGTTGGGTAGAATTGATTCCAGGTTAATGTTATTAAAAGAATATTATTGGTATTTTAAAGATGCTCTTTCACATAAGTTTTGTGATGAGGTAATTAAACACGGAAACTCTTTAAGAGAAGAAACTGGGTATATTGGAAAGATAAATGATGACAATATTCAAAGCATAGATGATAAAACAAAGAAGTTCTTTAAAAAGAAAAGAGTTTCTAATGTTGCTTGGTTAGATGAAAGTTGGATTTACAAAGAAATAATTCCTTATGTAGATATGGCTAATAAAAATGCAGGTTGGAACTTTAGTCTTGATAAACCTGAAGTTTGTCAATTTACCAAGTACAAAAAAAATCAATTTTATGACTGGCATTGTGATACACTTGAGAGTCCATACAGCGATAAGAATAAACCAGATCAA